CCCGTCGCGGACGATGAGGATCCCGTGATCACGTCGCCGACAACGAACGGAACTGACGCGGGGACGACCCCCGTAATCAACCTAACGTGTCGGCTAATACTTACGTTTCCCGACACTTTAACGACACCTCCGTATCTAACGAAGACCGAAGACTGTCTGTCATTGTTCTCACTGCCTGTGCCTAAAAACTCAGTCACGCAGTCCTTGAAGGTGTTGTCTCCTATGTTAAAGAGAGCGGATCTGGTGGATGTGCCTGACCCTAGAACTCGGACAGGTGTCCACTGACTACCTGTGATTAAATTGTCTTTAACAACTACCGAGTCGACCGCGCGAATGTAGACAGATTCGCCAGCACCGTAAGACGTATTGTTTCCAATAATAACCGCCGAATCATACTTTATGCCCGTAGATACTGCCTCCCATACCTTCCCGATGGATGCGTTGGTCAGGTTGTTATTGATCACCATGACGTCTCTAAACGCAGTTCCGGTTGCGTTGTAGACTTGGAACCCGTTAGAACTCGCTAGAGCTCTCACGGAATTCCCAGAATAGATGACACTGACTCGGCCAGCATCGTCCGCGGCATCATACCCAGTGTTAGTCACCCCAGCCGCGAACACACGGTCCCCGCCGGTCTCGCCCTTCATTATGAAAGTGTTGTCCGACACTTTGAAAAGTCCTCCAGAACTCATTTGTGGCTCTAAGACAGCATATAGACCTGCGCCTCTGTCGATGACTTCGATAGGCGTGACGACGGTGTTTCCTACGAATGCGTGATCTGCGCCAGTCATTTCTTGGTAGTAGCTCCCGTCAGAGTGGTTCGGGGAGCTGATCAAATAGCAGCTAAGGACCTCGCTGAAATTGCCGCCTATTGAAACGCCGCCGACGACAGTGCTCCCAACTGCTCGGAATCTTTCCGCGTTCCCATGACAGTCCAAAGCTTTAGCTGTTCCGTTAGTGGTCACCGTTGCATTAGCTACGAGAATGTTCCGATTCACTACGGAAGTCCCGCCCACAGTGATTCCGTGACGAGCCGCCGAGAAATTGCCGCCAATCACTGACGCATCTTGGACACCTGACAGAGACAGCCCGTAGTCTTTGCCGAAGGCATCGACACCGTCCTCAATAGCCCCACAACTGTCTAGCCGTATGTTAAGAGATCCAGCTATGTATATTGACGTGCTATTCGCCCCAGAAACAGTCACATTGTTTAGCCGTATTCCATTCTGGTTCTCCACACTCAAGCCTAACGTCTTGGTTACCTCGCCAAGTCCGGGAGCCTCTATAGCCATGTCAGAAAGACTGAACCCGTTAGCGTCGAGCCGATGGACCTCGACACTAACACTCGCGGTGTAGTCAAAGTATGCAGGAGATACCAACGTTACATCCGTTCCTGCGCTATCTTGCCTGACTGTCACAAACTCACCCTTTAGATAGTATGGCCGGTAATCCGAGTAGCTGGAGGTGCCTGTGTCAACGATCCTCAGCACGTCTCCAACCTTTAGCGTAGCGGGCGAGCTAAGTTCAATGACGGCGTCCCCCCTGGTTACGTTAGATGCGAAGCCGCCAAGAGAGACTAGTGACCCCGCAGAGGCGGACAACACCCCCGCAGAGGAAAGTTGGGCAACCGGTATAGACGTCCCATCTATCGTTGCCCCATTGCCGCGAATATTGGCACCGTCAGCAGCCACTAAAGCACTATCTGCTCGATAGGTGGATGGTTCAAAACTAATTTCCTGACTGGAGGAGCTAATAGCCGCCTGTATGCTAGCAGAGTCATCAGTCACACCGTCTCCCGTCGCTCCGAACTGCCCAACGTTAGCCACTGTTTGGTCTACTGCTAGAAACCTACCTACTGAGCCGGGACCGTCGATAACGAAACCGCCGTCGATAGTAGCCGACGACCCTGAGTCGTATCGGTAGACGTTACCTCCGCCATCGCCGGCAGCATAATAGCCTTGTGTTATTACTGTACCGCCGTCGGCAACCGTGAGAGCCGCCATCGCTGCCACGTTAGTTGCGTTCAGTGCTTCAACTGAGGCCAGTGTTGTGACGTCAGTTGCTGCTAGTGCATCTAGTGCCGTTTGTGCCAACGTGCTGACAGGCTTGTCTGCGTCAGACGTGTTATCGACGTTACCGAGACCGACTTGAGCCTTCGTCACCGCGTGAGGGTTATCCGTGCGTGCGTCAGCTGTCTGGAGCGCTTCGAAATCGTCACCGAGGGTAGCTGCAACGTTGTCTCCTGCTGCCGTGGCGACGATAACCTTATCGCCTGCCTCGAGAGCTCTAGCAGTCAGTTCACTTGTTTTCCTTCCAGGGTCGGGTGCGACGCTCATATGACTTGAAAGGTTGATAGTGGTGTCACGGTTTTCATTGATGGTTTGCGTCTATCGCTGGAGTTGAGCCGTCCTCGTAGAGCATTGGAGTCACATTCTCAAGGTGCATCTCGTCACTTGCTTCGTGGAGCATGGGCGTGACCGCTCCTGGGACGATCTGGACAGTCTCCGTAGCCGAACAGGTTAAAGCTACCTCTCCGCGCGACCCTGGAATCCTCACGATTGCGTCGATTTGATAGTCCGCGTAGTATACTCGGAGCATGTCGCTAGCCTTCACGTGGCGACAGTCGATCTCGAGTGCTGTGAATTCAGCAGCGAAAGTGGGTTGATTCCTGTCAGATACGCGAGAATTCCCCGCGCTTACGTCCTCCGCAACCCAGATGGCGGCGAGGGACACCCACTCGCTAGAGGGTTGGCCGTAAGAGTCGACATCGCCCCCCTGACGCAAGATCTGTGCTTCAATGTCTCTGCGGCCGCTAGTCAAAGTCTAGGAGTTGCGTTAAGTTCGTCGGCTTCGGCTTCTGCCGCTGCCGCTGCCGCTGCCGCTGCTCGCTTGGTTTCTTCAGGCTTCGTAGTATCCTCGGATTCCAGTGTTTCCTGGGCTTCTTCTAACGAGCGCTTAACCTCTGCGCTAGTGGTAGGGTAGGCTGGAAAGGTCACTACTGACACGTCCCGCAGAGACGACAAACGAAATACGTCCCTAACAAGGCCGCCTTCTTGTTCTGAGAATTTAGAGCCATCTCGAGCCTGGAACCTGAAAGAACTTTGGTCGATGTCGCCCCTACTCATCGCCGCTGCCAGCGATCGAGATTCTGGGTGTGATAGGTTCAAGTCAAATGAGTATCTGAGCCCATCGTCGTCTATGGAGAGCTCTAAAGTGTTCTCCTCGCGTCCGCCTTTGTATCGTGCTAGGGGCACTCCTTCATGATTAATCAACGCCCTAACGTCTGTGTTAGGGTCTGCCAGCACGTCGTCAAAGGCCCCTGGTGAGATAATCTCTCGGTAGCCACCAAGATCATCGGAGAGCTCGTTGAATCGGGCCGCGTAGCCTCTGACAGAGACACTGCCAGCTCCTTCGTCGATTGCGCGTAGGTCATCCTTGGAGAATTCGTCAAATGCACCAGTTAGGCTTCTTGAATCGTGGGTGTTTGTGCTCATGCTCTTGATAGGATGTCCGTAGCGTCTTCTTGTTCAATATTGCGCCCAGTGGCACGCATGCTAGCGTTTTTAACTAGAGATTCAGCCAACTCACCAGCGTCTAGACTGCCCCCAAGCCCTTGGACCGCTTGTGCAACTGGCTGGAGCCGCAAAGTTGCCGCTCGTAGATGGTCTGCTAGGAACTTTTCTACTCGGTCTCCCTCGTCTTCTTTGCCATGTGCTCTAGCAAGTGCTTTCTTTTCGCGCTCTGCTAGCGCTCTTAGTGCATCTCCAAGGATCGGCTCGAGCGCTAATAGAGCCGATCTGCTAGCCTCTGGAGCCGGTTGCGTGGGTTCCTCAGCCTGATTGGCTTCTTTGGTCGCTTCCCGCTCAGAAATCGTTGAATGATTCATTGGGAGGATGAGCTCGTCGCCCCCCTCAATCGGAGAAAGTCCCTCGCCTAGTCTCGCCTCGTTAGGTGTCATGATTCCACCTAACACAAACTTCTCAGATGCCTTCGACCTTTGCTCCGTGTCTCCTTTGAGAATCTCCCTAGCATCATGGCGGATGCAGTAGCCTGCCTTTCGTTCTGCGGATGTTAGCCAAGTGGTATTTAAGACGGATTCAATGAAATTTACCCAGGGGAGCAGGGTATCTGTGTAGAACTCCCTACTCATCTGTTCAATATTATTAAACGTCGCCCTATCAAGTGCCCCGATCTTGTGCATAGGAACCCGAAAGATCCTGGCAATCTCCTCTACGCTAAACTTCTGCGCCTCGATAAACTGAGCATCCGCTAGGCTCATCGAAATCGGGCTATATTCGGTCCCTTCTAACAGGATGGCGGTTCCTGTCCCACCTCGAGCTTGTTGCATTTGCTGCGCCCACTCGTCACGCATTTGTTTTCTGATGTCCTCGTTTCGATAGGCTCGCATGCCGACCGACAAGATCCCCGAAAGCCTCGCACCTCCCTCGAACGTCGCTACCCCGTGCTTCTGCTGCGCTTTGGCGGATGCTAGAGCATAGCTGGCAATAGGTGAGCATCCAATCACACCGTCAAATGTTAGGCCGAGGAAGTGACTGACGTCAGGCTTCATCGCAACCGTCGTTCCGTTGCGGTAGTCAGTCGAGTATTCGTAGACCATCCGCCCATTAGGCTTTCTGTCAGGGAATACGTAGTCTGTTAGGAGAGGCTCGACTCGGTCCACTCTGCCCCTATCCCAACCATTGATGACGTATGAATTGCCCCTAAGCACTAGTTGCGAAGTAATCGCGGTTCTAACGCTCGCCCATGACATTTCCTCGTTGGGTATGTCACGAAGGAACCCGTCTAAATAGTGACCTGGTTCCCTAGTAATCGCTCCTTCGTCACGCTTGTAGACGTGCAGAGGCAATGCACTGATGCTTTCCGAGATCACCTTAACGCATGCCCAGACGGCGCTCATCCTCATTGCTGAGCTGGCGGTTGAGTCTCCTATGCTATCAAGGTCAGCTTCCGGGCCGAAGATGTCGGATGTTGTGATAGAACGGTTGGCACTCTGGAGATCCACCATCTGAGCGGATTCCTGGTCGAAGTAATAGCGGCTCATAGGGTGGCAATTGCTAGCTTAGGACATATTGACCAACTACGCAGTGTCTTTTAAGACAAACTCATAGGACTCAGCCCCAGAAATCAAGGGGTGATTCTGGGGCGTCGTTAAGTTCGCCGTCTGCTAGTGCCACTCCTAGAGCCATGATCGCTGCCACAATGCCGTCGATCTTCTTTGAGGTGTCGTGGCTCTTGTCTGGCTTAATGTTGCCCGCCGGATCCGTCTTAACTATCGAGTTTCCTGCCATCCACGTAAGCACCTTATTCCCGAAATGGTTCAGCTCGCCTCCAAGCACCATTCTCTCAAAGTCTTTCGTAGGCGTAGACATCGAGACGAAGCCTTGCCCAAACGCAGCCACATCTATTCCCTCATCCTGAAGTTCTTGGATCATCGCGTGGGAGAAGGTCCTATCAAAAGCCAAGGTTCTGATGTCGTAGTCTTTAAACTCCTTCAAGATCTGTTTATTAACAAAACGATAGTCTGTCACATCACCAGGAGTCTCAATAATAAGCCCTTCGTCTTTCCACGGCTTGTAGGGGACTTGTGTCTTCCGTTCACTTTCGTTAATCGTTGCCTCTGGAGCGAAGAACCTCACTAGCAGTTGCCACTTATCAAACTCGTCTTGTGGCGGGAAGAGTAACGCAAATGCACTTAGATCTGACACTTGAGCCAAATCGAGCCCCGCGTAGCAGTAGCAGCCTAACAGGTCCTCTTCGGTTACTTCAGGCTCTAGGCATTCCTGCCATTTTAGCATGTCTAACCACCCTTCACTGACAGACACCCATACGTTTAGTCTCTTGGTTTTGAAGTCTGCTAGAAGGCGAGGTGAGGACTTGGCCCGATCATACGCTTGAGCGAAGGACTCTTCGTAAACACTTTCACCAAAGTTGGGGTTGGCTTTCTTCCATGCTACCGGATCATCTATCTCATCACCCTTGTCGATAGTGTAGACAATGCCAAAGTACGAGTCGTCGTTTGCCGCCTGCTCTAACACAGATTTCACGTGATTCTCAAGGTCTCTACATATTCCGTCAGTGTTAGCCCCCGCTGTAGTGATCTGTAAGAATAGCGGTTGTTGTCTTGCACCAAACGCGGAGTTAATAACATTGTGCAAATCTGGGCTCTTCATCGCATGAAACTCATCGAGTATTGCACACGAAGGATTTAACCCATCGAGATTGTCTGCCTCTCTACTCAGCGGCTTGAAACACGATGTCTCGTCGTATTCAATGGCACTGGGTTGTTTCCGGTGGGTGAATAATTCCGTGAATGCAGGATCACCAGATTTTTTAATCATCTGGCTAGCATCGTTCCAGACGATCTTAGCTTGATTAATAGTGGTCGCAGCACTGTAAACCTCCGCAGCTGCCTCCCCATCAGCGAAGAGCATGTAGTTTCCAATAGCTGCGGCGAGGGTGCTCTTGCCGTTCTTGCGTGGGACTGCAATGTAAGCGTGGGAGAATCTTCGAAGACCTGTTTCCCGTTTCCATCCAAAGATACATCCAACGATGAATTTCTGCCAGGGTAGAAGTGTTAGAGGTTTGCCCGCCCACTGGCCTTTATAGTGGCGCATCGATTGAACGAAATTGATAGCGTGGTCCGCTGCTTCCTCGTCGAAATAGATGTCGTCACGCTCAAGATCTCGGAGGTGTCTCTCAGCAGCGAGCCTAACCCAATGGCAAGAAACGATCTCGCCAGACACTACTTGTGTCGCGTAATCCGTGGCGGGGTGTGGCATTGCTAGCCTTTCTTCCTGAAGCTGGACGGTCCTTCAAGGACTTTAGGGGGTGCCTTGGTTGGGGATGCGTCTGTCGTCTTGGGGACAAGCCCTAACGCTTGACCTGCTGCCCGAACCTCTTTATTTGCACTTGCTAGGATATTAACAGCAGGGTTAGTATATTTTCCGCCTGTCTTCTCGGAGACAATGACCACGTCGTTTCCATCAAGTTCGTCAATTGCTGCCTCTGCAAGAGCAACCGCGTTGCAATATTGGCGGATAGTTTCTTCGAGGTTCCAGCGCACCCCTAGGTCTAGGAGACGTGGGCGGGTTCGGAGGTAGGCTGCTTGTGCTGCTTTTGATGCTCGATCAAGGGTGGCGGGTAAGGATTCGTCCATGAGGTAACCTAAAAGGCAGGTAGAGGGTAGCTAGTGGTATTCCTGGCAAACTGAGCCGACTCATACCGTAGCTAGGGTTATAGTCTCCATAAAAATATAGTTCCATCGCGCTCTTTTAGTAGCCTTTCTGGGAGATTGTTAGGTGCCCCCTTACATAGACACAGACGCAACTAGCGTAAATACTAAAGTAACTAGC